ATTCGGAGGAGTCTTTGGACTAACGAGGAAATTGTGTTTGTGTTTTATCACCCAGACACACCAATGCCAAGAGCAAGGAGAAGGAAAGATGGTACTAAGTTCACAATGGCTGAATGGGCTGACAAAAACGGTTTTAGGTATTACACTGTCGAGACCGTTACTGCGTTACTTAAGGAAGCGGAAGTATGCTAACATTTACGGACGTATGTGATCGGCTCAAACAGCAGGATGAGATCAGTGTCTTGGAGGTGCTTGAGATCACCTCTGAGGAACTGGTCGATAGGTTTAATGATAAGGTAGAGGCTAAACTCGATTACTTCCTTGAGGATTTACAAGATGAGTGATTTTGGAGAAATGGCTAGGAATCATCAATGCGGTGGATCACACTATACAAGCAAAGATATACAGCCTTGGGACGCTATGGAATGTTGGATGACAGAAGAACAATTTCGTGGATTTATTTTGGGCAATGTTATCAAGTACATGGCACGTTTTCAGGATAAAGGCGGTAAATTAGACCTGCAAAAAGCAAAACACTATCTGGACAAGCTCATAGAAATATGGTAAAATAGTAGGTTCGCCCAATTACTTTTGAGGTACAAAAAATCAATGACAAACTACCTAGGGATAACGATTGATTATGAAAGAGATAATAGACTTAGTAAACAAGCAGATACGCTCATGCGTGACTATTATATGCTCGACCATGAAACCTCTCCTCAGGAGGCTTTTGCTCGTGCTAGTGTGGCCTATTGTGGCGGTGATCTCGATTTTGGACAAAGGATTTATGATTATGCTTCAAAAGGTTGGTTTATGTTTGCGTCGCCTGTCCTCTCGAACGCTCCTGACAGAGATGGAGGTAACCGTGGCCTTCCTATTTCTTGTTTCCTCACTTATGTGGGTGACAACTTGGGTAGCCTTATTGAACATAATGGTGAAGTAGCATGGCTTTCCGTAAAGGGAGGAGGTGTGGGTGGGCACTGGGGGGACGTGAGAGGTATCAGCGACAAAGCCCCCGGCCCGATACCGTTCATGAAAGTAGTGGACAGCCAGATGACAGCGTACAAGCAGGGGAAGACACGGAAGGGAAGCTACGCCGCATACCTAGACGTAAGCCATCCTGATATCGAGGAGTTTATTTCCTTTAAAGTACCTACTGGCGGCGATATTAATCGCAAGTGTTTTAATTTGTTTAATGCAGTCAACGTGACTGATGATTTTATGGAGAGTGTAATAAATGATGCAGAGTGGCAACTTAAAGACCCACATACAGGAATTGCAAGAAATACAGTTAAAGCTCGTGAACTGTGGCAACGAATCCTTGAGGCTAGGTTCCGAACTGGCAGTCCTTACATTAACTTTATCGACACAGCCAGAAGACACTTACCGGAAGCTCAGAGAAAACTTGGATTGTCAATTAATGGCAGTAACCTCTGCAATGAAATCCATCTCGCAACAAGTGAAGACCGCACAGCAGTCTGTTGCCTCTCCTCAGTCAACCTTGAAAAATACGATGAGTGGCGAACAAGCGGCATGGTTGGAGACCTTATCCGATTCTTGGACAACGTACTTCAATACTTTATTGACCACGCACCAGAAGAATTGGGAAAAGCTATCTACTCAGCTTACAGAGAACGCTCAGTCGGCCTTGGAGCAATGGGATTCCATGGATACTTACAAAGCAAACGAATAGCTTGGGAATCATGGCAAGCCGCAAGTGAAAACTACAAATTGTTCAAAGATATCAAAACGCAGTCTACGGAAGCCACCTACCAACTCGCTGTGGAACGTGGCGAGTGTCCTGATGGAGTGGGTTATGGTGTTAGAAATATGCATCTGTTGGCTATTGCTCCTAACGCTAATAGTAGTATCTTATGCGGGTGCAGTGCTAGCATTGAACCACGTATTAGTAACTGCTATGTTCACCGTACTCGTGCCGGTAGCCATACTGTACGTAATTCGTATCTGGAGGAGGTCTTAGAATCTTATGGTAAGAATACCAAGAACGTATGGGCATCTATCATTCAAAGTGAAGGCTCAGTTCAGCATCTGGAATTCCTTAGCGACGCAGAAAAAGCCACATTTAAGACGGCGTTTGAACTGGATCAGACGTGGGTTGTTGAACATGCCGCCAAGCGACAGGAGTTTATCTGCCAAGGCCAAAGCGTCAACGTATTCTTCCCATCTGGGACAGACAAGACTTTCGTCAATCAAGTACATCTCAAGGCGTGGAAAGAGGGCCTCAAGGGGCTATACTATTTGCGTACTACGTCAGGTGTTACAGCAGAGAAAGTTGGAACAAAAGTAGCTAGAATGGCATTGGAAGATTTTGTAGAAGAGGAGAGTTGTGTATCATGTCAGGGATAGAGGAGAATATACTACAGCGGCTTGAGTCGATAAAAGACCTTGACCCGTTTAATAAACAATTACTAAATGATTGCTACGCAGTCATAGAACAACTAATGAAAAAAAATCAACTATTGGAGCGCGAACTAGATGAGTTTACTGGAACTAAATACTACATATAAACCCTTTAAATATCCGTGGGCAGTTACGTATGCTACGGAACACGAGAGGATACACTGGATTGAGGATGAACTGGATTTGCAGACCGATGTTAATCATTGGAAGTCGGGAAAACTATCGGAGCAAGAAAAAAACCATATCACCCAAATCTTGCGGCTTTTTACGCAAACAGACGTTGCGGTTGGGACAAACTACTTGGAGTATTATATACCCAAGTTTAAGAACAATGAAATCCGGGCTATGCTCACAGCCTTTGCAAGTCGAGAGTTCATCCACCAAAGAGCCTACGCGCTCTTGAATGACACTTTAGGGTTACCTGAGGAGGAGTTTACCACGTTTTTAGAATATCAACAAATGGCTGATAAAGTTGAATTTATGGGTAACATAGATGTACATTCTCTCTCAGGGACGGGATTAGCCATTGCCCGCACGGTTCTCAATGAAGGGATGTCATTGTTTAGTGCATTTGCCATGTTATTGAACTATCAACGCTTTGGCAAGATGCCGGGAATGTGTACGGTTGTGGAGTGGTCAGTTAGGGATGAATCTCAACATACTGAAGGAATGGCCAAACTATTTAGAGTGTTTTGTGAGGAACATCCAAGGATTGTTAATGATGACTTTAAGAAAGAAATTTATGAGATGTTTAGGCAAGCTGTCAAACTTGAAGACAAGGTTATTGATCTTGCATACGAGATGGGAGCTTTGGAAGGACTTAGTGCGGGAGAAGTTAAGCAGTATATACGTTACCTTGCAGATAGAAGGCTTATCCAATTGGGTCTCAAGCCGAATTGGAAAGTTAAGGACAACCCTCTCCCGTGGATGGAAGAGTTGATTGGAGGGTCTAGTATTAGTAACTTCTTTGAAAAGCGTGTGACGGACTACAACGCTCAAGGAATGACAGGAACTTGGGGCTGGTAAAGCTAAGGAGATTTATAGTCGTGATATCCGCTAGATTTCATAATGTATTCGGGCTGTCTGCAGAGACAGTACATAGTCAGCCTATTTTGGGGTGGAAAGAAGGACAAGATATTGAGGATTCCAATGTGTATTTCTTTGATGGATACGTAATCAATGTCCCCTTCTTTAAAATAATGATTGGTGAGGTGTTTGACATTTTTGAGTAGCTAGTCGTGACTCATTAGCCCTCTTAGGAGGGCTTTTTTTTATTCAATGGTCGGAGCTAAAGGATTTTCTTCAGTCGTAGGATCATCAACGAGTAATCCGCCTATAGCCGTTGTTGTAGCGCCCACATTAGCGCCTACATCAGCATAGTCCCTTGCCGTAGGCTGTACAGGCGTTCTAAGTTCTTCAGCAATCTCTTGCACTGCCTCAGACTTTTTCGGCAGATCAAATACTGAGGCGGGGTCTTCCATATCGAGAAGACTCTTAGTTATGGGCGGAGTTGCTACTACAGTCTTTAATGCTCCCGGAGCATCCATACCAAAAAGGTCATTAGTATCGTGAATAACAGCACTCATTGCACCATTAGGCTTGATACGGTAAACAATACCAACACCACCTAGTTCAAATGCATCGCTGATTTCGGAGGTAGTGATAAAAATGTCTCTTTCATTATCAGGTAAGTCTGTTTGAGTTGAGTTAGTAATTATTTTCATATCATCACGGCCCCCGATTTTAGCTTCTAGGGCCTCTCGTAACTCAACATTAGATTTAAAACCCGTCTGTTTAGAATTAAATACTACATCGTTGACCATGCGTGTAACTGGAAACTTTTGATTTGTAGGAAGACTATCTGCTAGAGCTACTTTAAGTTGTTCAGGGTCAGTAATAGTAGAAAGCGCGGGGTTATTTTTAAAGGCTTGCTTAATAGCATTAGATTGTTCTACAGACAAAGCCTTGTTTGGTCTAGCCCTAGAAGCTACTTTATGTGCGCGTAGGAACGTCTCCGCTGTGTGAGGCTTTGCTAACGGAAAGATCGTAGGCAAGGCCCTAGGTACTTTACCCGATGATACTGCTAGTTGACGTAACTGGCCTGATTTTGATGTTTGTGTGGGCTGTCTTGCAACAAGGATTGTCCGTTGGGGGTTAGACACACCCTGAGATGCCATAATTGTCCGATAGAAGGCCTCTGCATCTTTCTCTTGTATTCCTTTAGCAAACTTTTTAAATTGGTCTACTGATGCAATACCTGTGTGAGTAAAGTATTCATTATCGAGCTTTTTCAGTATTGGTTTTAAGTTCTGAAATCCTTTACTAACCAAAGACTCATAGGCAAACTGTCCAAATAATTCCGCAGGGGTTGCATTAGGATTATTAGCTAGATTAATTGCAGTCTGACTAACACCTCTTTGGTTAAATTCAGCCATTGACTGAGGACTAAATGATTGCTTGATAAAGTTACCAAGTCCTTCCGCTAAACCTTCTTGAGTAGCCTTTATACGAGAAACTGTCTGCACTCTTTCAATAGCATTATCTAGTTCAACGCCCTTAAGTTCTGGATTATTTATTTTAGCTATTTCTTCAGCTTTTGATCTACTTAAGTAAAATTGTTTTTCTGGACTACGTTGTAAGTTGTTTACTAAGTTTTGAGATAGACGCTGTAGTCCTTGAACACCACCAAAGGCGGCTCGTAAAAACGGAATAGAACCGCCAGCCTCTTCAATACCTCTAAAAAGCCTAGGGTTTTCTTGTGCTAAATCACTGAGAGCTTGTGGAATACCTGTAGATTGAAAGGCTCTTCCTACTGGCTCTGCAATAAAATCGGGAACATCTGGGGTAAAAGCACTAAAAAGCGTACCTAAAGGCTTACCAATCAGAGCATTACCGACACCTAAACCCACTTCTAGCGGGTTTCTACGCACACGAGGATCACTTGAGCCATATTGAGAACCGACGCGATATAAATCTGATGGAATGTTAGTAAATGCACTAAGGGCTTCACCACCTATGTCCAATACTGTACGCCCTATCGGGTTAGTATTATAAACACTATCCGATACTTGTTTAGGAAATAGTTGAGGGTTACTTGCAATTCTGTCTAATGCATTAGCCATTATGGAGATTCCTCAATAATCTCTGGAACAAGTTTACCGGCCTCAAATGCAGTTCCTCGTGTTCCCTGCTCAAGGACTTCCCCAGCAAGCCTACGTCCTCCGGGCTGTGTTAATCCATAAGCTCCTAAACCTAAGGCCGCTGAAGTAGCCAAAGTAGGCGATACGTTGCTAAACATCCCACCCCCTTGAATTGCACTTCCTGCAATAAATGGATGCCGTTCAACAAAATTAAGAACTTTGGCAATTCCCCTGTTAGGTGATTGAGCTATACCATATTGTTTAGCGTTTAGTTTTCCTTCAATTGCATAATGTTGACGACGCAGTGTGTCTCGAACTCCCGGAGCTAGGGCATCAACTTGATCGTTAAGCGTGTTACGAATAACCCTAATAACATCTAAGCCAATTTTAGATCCTTCAAATAAGTTTTTGTCGAATACATTTTCTGCAATTTTATCCATTTCTTGACGCAGTTTGTATAATCCTTCAGGTGTTCCATCAAATTTTTTGTTAGCTGTAGTAAACACATCTTCTGCTTGGGAAACAATATTACTTAAGTTTTTAAAATCTTCAAACTCAGCATTTTCTTTGACAAACTGCTGTAAAGCTTTTTCTACTTGAGTTGCTACTTGACCTCGACTCATTCGCAAACCTTTATTTTTAGCTTTTTTTAGTTCTGTGGTAATTTTAGTTGTTAAACGATTTACTTCTCGTTGAAATATTGGAATCATTTTAGCAGGTTCATCACTACCTTTAATACCTAAGCTAATTGCAGTATTTAAAATGCTATTGTTATATGGACTTAATTTTTCTCCTAAACGTGCCGCACGGTCTGCTGGTTTTTGACTTAAAATAATATTGGCTAGTTCTTTTTTATCTCCTGCAACAGCAGTTTGAGGGCCAAGTGCATCTGGAAACTTTTTTGAACCTTTAAGTGGCAATCCCACGGCTTTAACAAAAGGCCCTGCAAGGGTTAAGTCTAAAGCACTCAGCATAAAATCTTTTTGATTCGGTGACAGATTTTCATACCATTCTAGTGCTTGTTTTGCATCTTCAGAATTTAACAGTTCAGCGCCACCCGATGCTATAATTTCTTTTAAGTATGTTTTTGCATCATCGGGAGTCATCTGACTCAATACCGTAAACATTGTTTCGCCCGTAAGTTCCGCAAGTGCTCCGATAGCTGATCCCATTTGAGTAATAAACATCTGACCAAAGCCAATCTGACCTTCTTGGAAACCCTCATACGCACGTTCCATTCGTTGCTCACGGGATGTCATAATGTCACCCATGCGCTCTAGGTAGTCTTTGTCTTGCTCTATTGTAGGAACTTCTCGAGGAACGGGTTGAAACCCTGCAGGAACTCTTGAGGTAGCCTGAGGGACAACCTGAGGGCCTGAGGCAGGCGTAGGAGGCTGTTGTGGGGGTTGGGGTGCTACTGGGGGTGTAGGGCCTGCCTGTGGCATTCTGACAAAGCCGGGAGGTAATTGTGCCATTTCGTCTCCTATTGAACAGGTGTTCCGTCTGCTCTTACATACATTCCACGATAAGGATCAAGATAAATTATTTCACCTGTCTCTGGGTTCTGTGCTTGTTCAAATCCAAGGCGGTCATAAGGTACCTCGACTTTACGTAACTTAATTTGTTCATCTGGGAATGACATTTTAATTTCATCAATAAGTTGATTATGTAAAATTAACGCCGCACCAGTAACCTGACGGTTAATACGATTAATCCTACGAATTGCATTTTCGTCCAATGATAATTCGTTACCAGCTACCTGCCGCATAAACTCTTTGTCGGCTTCAGTAATTGAGTTACCTGTACCAAGAGCACCAGTTCTCAATAATTGAAGTGTTTGGCCTGCACTAGCAGAAAAGAATTCTTCTGTTGCCGCAGGGCGGTCGCTGTCAGTAAACCCTAGCTTGTTAAGTACCTTGGTTGCATTTTTAATAAACTCTGCACCTGTGCCGGTAATAACCTGTCCAGAGTCTAGTAATTTATCCATACGATCAATTGTTGCAAGAGATTTAGTTGCTGTCTGCGTTCCTTTAAGAGATTCTACATAAGAATCTGCTAAACCACCGCCAAGATTTTTTAAGAACTTTTCAGTGCCCTTGTCAACTGTAACTTTAATATCAGTACCTTCAGGCTTGTAACGGTCTGCACGACCAACCTCTGTCCGTGTTCCGTCAGCATCAACTCGATAAGTAACAATCTCGTCACCTTCTTTAATCTCTTGGAACTTAGGAGCCGCACCACGCCGTGATTTTTCAATGTCTGCAAGGGTTTTTTGTAGGCTGAAGACACCTAGGCGAGCTTCTGTAGCTCTATTACGTGCCATATTAGCTTGTTCTTCAAAACCCGGTACGCTTTCTAAACGAGCCGCTATTGCATCAAATTCTTGTGCTCTGTTGTCAAGGTCACGCATCATAGTTTCTTCTCGACTAGGAGCAGGTGGTTGGACTTTTGGTAAATTACCACGGCCTGTTGCTTCAGACAACATTGCACCCTCAAGACCACCTAGGCGTTCATCTAGCACAGCTTGTTCTTGAGCTTGTGCTTGAGCTTGTGCTCGCCTTGCATCTGCACGGCCTTGTCGAACTAACTCTTGCCTTTGACGTGCCTGAGTAACCCTAGGGTCTTCTCCGCCAAACGCTCGTCCAATAGCTCGTCCAAGGCCAAATCCTACCCTAGACTCAGGAGTACGCATTTGAGCCATTCTAGCTTGATCTTCTGCTCGCATTTCTTGCATAATTTGAGCAGGCGTTGCACCGAATAATGATAATACTTGATTTCTTCTAGCCATTATAAGTTCCTACGAATAAGAAAACGGGTTGTATGTAGTTGATGTTGGCCCCGCATTTGTTTTAAAAAGCCCTAACACACCTCCCGGCCCTTTTGGCCCTCCCGTTTCGCTCCCGCCACCAAAGCCTCCTAAGCCCTCAAAAAGGTTACTAAAGAAGTCTCCTTGTCCTCGACTACGAGCTTGAGATGAACTAAACAGATACTCATAAGGACTCATTGCAATTCGTGCGGCTCCAAACTCTGCGGCAGATCGTGCAGTTTCTGCGTCAATACCTAAGTCAATTAGCTGACGCTCCATCTCAGAAATTGACA